AAAAAAAGGAGGAGTATTTTACCCCTCCCTTTAATTGAATTTATTTAATTATTAATTTGCAGCGTTTGTGATTCCGTAAGTTACGATATCCTCGACATTTGCATATTGAACACCAGCAGTCATTCTCATGATAATCCTTACATTTTTATCTCCTAGAGTCTCTGAAGTATCAATCACTTTAATTTCGTTTTGGTCTGAAAGTAAACCAGTTCCGAAAAATAAGTTTGACTTTTCAGCAGCTAACATTTGATTTGCAGTTAACCCCTCAGCTACTACTAATGGTACTCCATCAAACATCAAGTCTGTGAATGATTGGTTATTTCCTTTTCCATCAAAACCATTAGCTCCTAAACCACTTGCTCCAAATCCACCTAATGAACGTACATAAAGTTTGTAAGCATTTTGAGAAACATAAATTCTTAAGTCATCTTTACCGTATACAGCAGCTGGGATAGCATCAGCAACCTTACCTAATTCTGTTGCAATGTTAGCAGCAGTTAAAGTAGTTCCAGCAACCTCATTAGCAGCTGGTAAAGCAGCGTCAGTTGTTAACAATGTCATGAAACCATCGAACTCTCCACTCGTACCAGTAGCACCATTCCAAATTGCAACCTCATTAGCAGCTGCAACTTTCTCTGCCATGTAAGCTAAAAGGTAATCAGCAAAAGATTTAGGTAGTACATCGTGAGCAGAGTAACCCATTTCTAAGGCTTGATACGTATCTACAAAGTCAGATTTGCATAACTGAACGTTTACTTGTAGTTCCTTTGGAGTAATAATTCTCTCAGTTAAAGTTACAGTAGATGTTGCAGTAAAGTCGCATGAAGCATCTTTTAAAAGTCCGTCAGTTGCTAATTTGTGAAGAATAGCCTTGTACTTCACATTAGGCATGATAGTTACTAATTCTTTAGATAAAGTTGGTGCAGATAATAATGAAGCTGCTACCCATTTTCCTGAATCTTGACCACTATATGTAGTCGTTACATTTGTTGTTGTTGCCATTTTTATTTATTATTTAAATTTATAAACTTGTTCTAAAATATTACTAATATTTGATTTTCCTTTTCCTAGTTTTACAATCTCTACTTGTTGTTTGTTTTCAGGGTTAAATGAAATCGGCTTAACTTCTTCTTCGCTCAATTCAACTTTAACCTCTTCAACTTTTTCTTCAACTTTTGAAAGTTCTGTAATCTTAGCTTTTAACTCCTCAACCTCTTTTTCAAGACTTTCTTTTTCTTCTTTAGAGAAGTGAGTTTCTTTTACTGTTGATTCTACTACTTTTTTAGCAGTTGGTTTTTCTACTTCCATTTCAACCTCTTCCTCAACTTCTGGTTGCTCAGGTTGCTCAACCTCTTCTTGTTTAGCACCAATCTCACCGATAACACCATCTTCTAAAACTTTTAGAATTTGACCGTCTTGTAATTCGTACTCACCAATAGGAAGTGGAACTCTATCCTCTTCGTTTACAATCATAATAGATTGTCCAGCTTCTAAGATGTCGAATTCGATAGTTGTAACACCATCTACTAACATCATTTGTTCTAGCTTTACTTCCATACCTAAAAAGGTTTTAAGTGTGTTTAAAGCGTCTTTTACTTCTTTTTTCATACTTATTTATTATATTGATGATAAATCACTAATTAAAGACTCAGCTTTTTTTAATGCCTCCCTAGCTTTTGAATCTGTTTTTTTTATAGAATTTATTTCATTAGATAAACTAATGTCTAAATCTTTTTCTACATTTTTCATTTTAACTAAAATCTTATCTAATTCCTTTATACCGCTAAGTATCTCATTAGCCGCAGAATTAACTTTAGATTTAGCTCCAGTCTTAAAAGCGTTTAATGCCTCTGTAATTCCTAACTCAACTTTTTGACTTTTAAGTTCAACTCCGTAAACTTGTTCTAATATGCTTTTCATACTTATTAACTATTTAAAATTTAACTGTTACATTTTTAACCTCTTGAGTAGGTGTTTGAACGTTCTGTTCTATTATCTACCTTAACACTTTCTCTTTGATTCTCTGTGTTACCTATGCCTTGATTCTGTAATGTACCATCGCAACACTCTGCTCTATACTTACCATCATCACACAAACAACCTCTTTTGCCTCCCTTTGGACTTGTTTTGCTTACTGTCTTTTTTTTAGCCATTTTTCATTTATTTATTACTCATATATTCTTATTATTATACTGTCATTAGAAAGCACCGTATCACTTGTTGTGCTTGTTGTATATGTGCCAATTAAAATTGTATTTGCACCATTCCTTGTAGCTTGTATTAAATAAGGAAATCTAACATTGTTAGCTATTATAGCTGTTTTTTCCAACGTTAATAAAGAAGCTGAAAGACTTAATAAATAAGTTCCAGTTGCAAGTCTACTTGCATTTATTGTAGCACCAGAATTATTAAAAACCTCCGTTACTGTTGGTGCATCTGTTCCATTTTGAGAAACCAATAAGGCTATTTCCTTGTATGGTAGACCTAAATTAGTTTTAAGGCTTTCATAGGTTACTTTTTTAGTTTCGGGTGTTGAATCATTTACTACAAATTCATTATCATTTGATAAGGTTGTAACCTCCGTTAAATTACTTATTTTAGCCATTCTAAATAGTCTTTAAAAATTCTTTAATTGCTTCTACTTCCTCGCTTTCTTCTTCACTAGCTTCTAACTTATCAAAGCCATCATACATACCCTCAATTGAGTAACCTTTGAATTTACCCTCTTTAATATCGTTCCAAATTTCATCGTTGTAGATTTTAGACATTACCACCCATTCTCCACCTTTTGCACCTAGATTATAAATGTTTGACTTATCGTTTTTAGCATCTTCAACAACCCAACTTTCAATAACATTTATTCCTTTAACTTCCTTTTCGTGTTCAGTAGTAAATTTATTAAGGTTTAGTTTTTTCATAAACAATTCGCTACTTTGTGCAACTGTTTCCTTTGTGAAATAGATATTAAACTCTTTGTCTTTTACTCTTCTATAAATTCTCTTTTCTGGCACTAAGGCAAAACCAACAACGATACGTTTTTCTTCATCTAAGATTTTCAATTCTACCTCTTGACTTGAAAGCATAATAAAGTTTTCCTCTATTGCTGGACTATCCACTAGACTAATTGCGAAAACACCATCGTTTTCGTCTTTTATTGTTAGCTCGATTTCTTGTAGTTTCATATCTATTAACTATTTTTTATTAAAGTGTTGCATTTCTTTGTCTATTTCTATCGAGTGCTTGTTGCGTTGTAACCTCCCCACTAACTACATAGGCTTTACTTGGTTGTGATTTTAACGCTTCTAATTCATTCACACCACTATCCCCAACAATGTTAAATCTAGGCTGTATAGATTGAGGTGCAGAGCCTCCACCAACACTAGGAGCAGATGAGCCACCACCAGCAGAGCCACTATCAAACTTTTGACGTGCTATATTCCTAAGTATAAGTAAACCTGCAGTAAAAGCAGCACCAGCAAAAGCAAAAGATAATGGAGGTGGTGCAGATGCTAAAGCTAAGTTAGCAGCCTTGTAAGTGTCTATTGTAGCTTGTGCAATGTTAACTGCTTTTTGAACTTTAAATGCTCTTTCTTGTTGTTTCTTAGACTTTCCAGCGAATAATTCAGCTAAGTTGCTTATACTAGATAAAGTGCTTTTAACTGCAGCATACTTTTGCTCTTGTGTAGCTTTTGTTCTTTCTACTGACCTTTTATTTTGTTCATCTTCTAAAGTTGCTAACTCTTGGTCTAGTTGTTGCTTAGTTTCATTGTAT